TGTTAACGAGTTCGAGATTTTCAAGTCATTTTACAACTTTACTTTGGGCAATGGTTCTGCTTGGTTTTTCGTTAATCTTTGGAGTGGGCAAATGTACTCAGAACATCAAGCTCGTTTTGTTGAGCATTGGAAAATGCAGGATTTTTCTTACAACCATGTCAGAGTGACTTTTTCTCTCGAAGCAAGGAATCTTCATGTACTTTCTGACGCAAGTTCGCGTCTTCTTTCAAATTTCACCTATGAATTTATTTGTGATGAACTAAAAAACCCGTTAGAGTTCTCAGTAAATAACTCTTGGCCTGCAACAACAAGAAGCTATCAATAATGTCCAATAATGAATTTCCATCGGTACAAACCGTAAACGAAAAAATTGAACAACTCGAACTTGACATTCAACGACTAAACTCGATTGTTAACGGAACTGGCACCGATACAATTCAGACCGATGGTCCTTTGGTTCCATCAGTAGCTAAACTGTTTGCTGACATAGAATTGACTGCGCCTTCAGGAGCTTCAACTGCGGGTAGAATAAAACCAGAGCCAGGTTCAGCGATGGTGTCAATCGGTCAGTCTTTGAGGCGAGGAAAAGGTCCAGTAAACGGAATCCCTCCGTCAATTGATTCTAGGACAAAAGCCTACAACCGATTAACTAGTACTATTGTTTCTTCAACGTTTGGCGCTGCGCCTTACGACGTAGGAGTTGTTAATCCGGGTCAGATAACAGCATCAACATTGAGTTCTCTAACCAGAACGCCTTGGTGTGATATTCCAAATTGGCAGGGCGGAACACCAATAGAAGCTTGGACCGAACCGGCTCGTGGTAATGGCACGTTCCAGACATATGAAAACATGTGGGAAAGACTGACCACAGACGTTCCAGCCGCACTAGCTTTGCTAGGCTTGACGAAGGTCGCTTTGATCGGAATTTCGCATGGTGAAAGTAACAACGCCTCAAAAGTTGACTTCTACTACGAAGAATTAAAGTACTTAATGTCAAGAATTAGGGAGCAAAGTTGGTTCGAAGAAGGCTATACTAAGTTTGTTCTTAATGGTATGGCTGGTGGCTCTCAGTTTTTTAGAGGCGTCTATGACATTTCAGGAACAACGATCACAAGGATCAGCGGCGATGATTTTACAAAAGCCGTGGTCGGTCGAAGGTTTAATTTATCAGGTAGTTCAACCTCTGATGGCGAGTACGAGTTTGCTTCAGTTGCAGCTGACTTTCAAAGTGTAACCGTCACTGAAACTATGGGATCTGAAAACTCTGTAGAAATTTTTCTTGAAGTCCCCAAGAGAGAACACGGTCAAATTTTGAATAAACAAGAAACAAATTTTCGAGAACTAGCGGGCGAGTATGTAGATGTTTCGTACAATCCTTCTGAATACATGACGACTTACGACGGCCTTCATGCTGACGCTAAATCAACATTAACTATGGCAGAAGGGGAGGCTTCTCAATTTTTAGTTCAGGGTGCAGCAAACTACAACAGAACCTGTACTAAGACGCTTGTTCAGAACAACGCCTCATACAACATTCACACGAATGGAACAAGCGGTGTAAAGTTTAACTACGTACAAGATTTTTTAGACTATTTTCACGAGTACGTAACCGTCGCTGCAAATGCGAAAGTTTTGGCTGAACTTGTTTCTGGTGTCCATGTTGCACACCAAACACTGCGCGTTGACAGCCTTCAAGCTAAGCAGCTAATTTTGAGGGGGGCTTCTTTAAATTCAAATGTCTCGGGTTTAACGCAAGCATCGAACTCAATGCCTCTTACATCAGATTTAAACGCAGATGAGACGCTTGCACTTTCGGAACTTAAATCTATATTCGGGACAACAATCGAGTGCGATGGTGGTCAGGGATTAGTTTTACCGAGCGTTAGATTTGAAGCCCTGGAACAGATTTTATTCGACGGAACCAATTGTCCAGGAGATGGTATAGTACTTGGTGACGTGTCTGGAGACATTGACGGCGCATCTTTGAAGATCAACAAGTGTTGGTCGCACGGGTTCGGAAAATCTGGTCTAATTGGAACCTACGGTTCAACTTTGAACGCTGCAGGCACGATGATAAACCCATTGTTTGGTTCAAGTTACAACAGAGATGGTGTAACACTACGATCAGGTCTCTACGACCTTAGGGGTGCTCAAATCACTCGCAATGGACGGTTTGGTGTTCTGGCCGCAGATGATTTCATAAGAATTAAGCTCGATGACGCGCACTCGGAGTTTAACAACCACGATGCAGCAGCAGGAAATGGTGAAGACATCGCGTTGACTGCAGCAGTAGCAGATAGTTTTGTTTATATCAAAGGGGCGGTTTACGGCACACTAAACACGGGCACCGGAGGCTCAACAACGAACACGTTTACTTCACGTAAGAGCATAATTCAAACATGAACGAAGATATTTGGGAAGAGGCTTTGCAGGAAGCGTACGCTACTGCACCTACTAATGAAGTTATTCTTCATACACTAGAATTGAGGCATCCTTCATTTGTTGATACTGCAATTCGAGTTGTCATGGATATAGGAACGTCATTCACTGTAGAAGATGAAGAAGTTTTCGGTCATTATTTGACTTTAGAAGACTCTGCTCCTGATAGTCCTCAGCAAAGTGTTTTCTTTCAAAGTTGTATGTTCGACTTGAATCTTCCAGAACAAAAGGAAGGAAGTCTGCCTTCAATTGGAATTGAACTCGACAATGTTTCTCGTCTGGTTATCCAGTATTTAGACAATGCTATCGGGCAAAGAGCACCTATTGAGTTAACGTACAGAGAGTACCTGTTTAGTGACAAAGAGAAGCCTCAATTTATTTTAGGGGGTTTGACTATGAGACAAGTAAAAGCCAACGCTGGAAAAATTAGTGGTACCGCTCAATTTAGCGATTTGATCAACAAAAGTTTCCCGTCTAAGCTGTACCGTCCAGATGAATTTAGAGGACTAACTCAATGATCGAAATTGAGCAGTTAATAGGCAAACCTTATGAACCAGGAGCACAAGGCCCTGATTCTTACGATTGCTGGGGTCTTGCTAAAAAAGTTCAAAAGACTTTGTTTAATCGTGAGATGCCTTCTATAAAGGATCCTCCAACAAATTTGAAGACTTTGATACGTTTTGTTAAAAACCACGAAGCAAGAGGTCAGTGGATTAAATCTGACGGCCCAAAACACGGTCAGCTCGTTGAACTTGCTCATGGAAAAAATCCTTTCCACATTGGTGTTTATTTAGACATTGACGGTGGTGGTTTAATTCACAGTGTCAACCCGCTAGGCGTTTGTTTTGACAGGTTGGCAACACTTGAAGCAGCGGGTTGGCGAAGGTTTGTTTATCATGACTGGAACAGTTGAGCTAAGTAGCCCACTAAGTTTACTTGAGCGTGGGTTCACAACACCTGGAGAGACTGTTAAACAGCACTTTGATCGTTTAGACGTCAAAGATTCTCCTGTGGTATGTCTACTCAATGGTGAACCATTTTTAAGAAAATACTGGGACAAGACAGTAACAATTTTTGATTCTCTTCAATTTGTTTCTTTACCTTTAGGTGGTGATTTCAAAAAAATTATAAGCGCAGTCGCAGCAATTGCATTAGCAGTAGTTGCGCCTTACGCAGCACCTTTGATTGGCGCAGCAATTGGTGTAACCTCAGCAATCGGAATTTCAATAATAACGGCGGGTATAATAATTGGTGGCAACCTACTGATAAATGCGCTGCTTCCGCCTTCTGTTCCTGGAGGTCAAGCTCAAGAAACGTTTAATTCATCTCCCACTTACTCGCTAACTGCGCAAGGAAACCAAGCAAGGCTTCTTCAACCCATCCCGCGGCTTTACGGAAGACACATACTCTTCCCAGATTTTGCTTCTCAGCCCTATTCTTCATATGAAGGAAACGACCAATTTCTTTATCAATTGTTTAGTCTTGGTGTTGGAGAGTACAATGTTGAAGAGATTAGGATCGAAGACACAAAAATGTGGGATCAAGTAAATGGTTTCAGTGACTCTTTCTCAGATGTTGAAATTGAGATAATTCAACCTGGACAACCTCTTACTCTTTTCCCAGCAGCTGTAACAACTTCAATTGAGGTTGGTGGTCAGGAGTTGTTAAAATTCAACTCGGTTAGGCCTGTTTCATTTGATGGTAATAGAATAACATTCACAGGCAACGGAGATGAAAAACTTCAAAACATAGCAGTCGGCGACAACCTCCAAATTTCTGGCTCTTCTTCAAATGATGGTAATTACGTTGTTACTCAAGTAGATTCAGACGATAATTGGGTTGAAGTTAGTTCAGTGCTAACGACTACGTCTTCTGAAAATGTGACCATTGAAACTGAAAGCGTTATAGGACCATTTATTGCGAATCCGGCAGACAAAAATGTCGATAAACTCGCAGTTGATTTTATTTTGCCGCGTGGTTTATACTTCGCAAATAATTCAGGTGGTCTTAATTCTTTTAATGTATCAGTTAAAGTTGAAGCAAGAGAAGTCGATAGCTTTGGAGACCCATTGACTTCTTGGTCAACGATAGGTTTACACGACTACGTTAGAGAAACATCAACACCTCAAAGAATAACCGAATTTTACGACGTTTCGTTAGGTCGGTATGAAGTTCGCGTTTCCAGGACAACCAACAAAGAGTCTGGAAGTCGATATGGAAATGATCTTGTTTGGGGAGGGCTGCGTGCTTTCACTCCCGATGACAACTCGTTTGATGACGTTACGCTTTTAGCTGTGAAAATAAGAGCGTCAAATCAATTAACTGATAGTTCAAGCAGACGTTTCAATGTCATTCAATCATCAAAACTCGAAGTTTGGGATGGTGAGACGTGGTCAGAACCTACGGTAACGTCAAACCCAGCTTGGGTTGCGGCCGACATTTTGAGAAATAACGTTTACGGTGCAAACTTATCCGACGATAGAATAGACTTAAAAGCATTGTTGACTCTAGCCCAAACGTGGTCCTCTAGAAATGATCAGTTTAACGGTATATTTGACACAAAAAGAAGTGTGTGGGACGCTCTAAGTGCTGTTCTTCGGGTAGGGAGAGCGCAACCTTTAATGATTGCAGGTAAAGTCTCATTTGTTCGTGACGAGCAAGCTCAGTTGGTCAGGGGAATGTTAACCCCACAAAATATCAAAAAAGGGTCTTTTGAAACAACTCACGTTCTTTATGATGAAAACACTCCAGACTCTGTAGTTGTTGAGTTCCTTGATGAAAGAACCTGGAAACAAAATGAAGTGTCTTGCTTTTTCGACGATCAAGTAGAAAATCCTTCACGAATAAAAATCTTTGGAATCACTGATCGAACTCAAGCTTGGAGAGAAGGGATTTACCAAGCAGCTGTTAACCTTTATAGAAGGCTTTTTGCTTCACTTTCATTAGAGATGGAGGGAAGAATGTTAATTAGGGGTGACACTGTTGTTGTTTCCCACGACATGCCTCAATGGGGTTGCTCGGCTGAAGTGTTAAACTGGGACGAGGCTTTGAACTTGTTAACAGTATCCGAACCTTTAAAAGGCAGTGTAGCTGCGTTTAATGACTCAAGAAATCAGTTATGGGGTCCTGTTGAAATTGAGTCGATAAGTAATGATGGTTTGCAAATCACACTAAAAGAGAACTCAGTTAGTGAAGCAGTAATGAACTTTGGTGAAATTCCAATATCTACATCAACTGAACGTGAGTTAACTAGGATCTCAACTGGGGATCTTAGCACTTATTCAAAAAGGTTTAAAATAGTAAGTACAAGAGCAGATAGTTTAACAAATGTGAGTGTCGTTTTAACTCATGATGATCAGAGAGTTTATGAAGCAGATTTAGGTTCACCACCAGTCGAACAAGACTTAAGCTCTCTCGAACCGTCGGTTAATGCTCCACAACTGACCGGATTGATAGTTAATCAGAATCAGGGCTCACAATCCAATCCTGTCACACTAGACGTAAGTTGGCAACCAACGCCTTTTGCAACAAATTACATTGTTCAGTCGTCAACTGATGGAGTAACTTGGCGGACGGTATTCTCAGGTGAAGATTCTTTAACTCAGTTCACTGAGCAAGCTGGGAATGTTTATGTTAGAGCGGCTGCAATTGGTCTTTTAAGAGGTCCGTGGGTTTACACAGACCCTTCGTTTAAAACGTATGGTGTTCCGAATGAAACTCCTCAGTCACCACCCAACCTATCAGTTTTAGCAAACGTTGCGGACGGTGTGATTGAGGTTTCCTGGAGTGCTGCTCAACGTGCCGAGACGTATGAAGTCGAACTGTTTGTTGAAGACCAAACGACAGGTGTTTACGAGACGTTAGCTTTAGCTAAATCAGTGAATGGTACGTTTGCTCAATTTACACAATCAGTAATAACAGCTCAAGGAGGTCCTTGGTCTTCTTTTGAAGTTGTTGTAAAAGGAGTTAACGAAACAGGTGTAGGTAGCCCTTCTTCCTTGATTGTTAACAATGTTTTTCTACCACCTGTTTCAAATATTTCACTAGTTAGTCCATATGTTGGTTCAGAGATCAATCTTGATTGGTTAGGAATACAATCAGCAACTTCGTACTTTGTTGAAATTATAGAAAATTCAATAGTAGTTGGTTCGTACAGAGTCAGCAATCCCGTCTTGCTAATCTCTTCTCAAGAAATTGAAGCTATGGGAGGCCCGTGGAGAAGTTTAAGTGTTTCTGTAAAAGCTGAAAGTGGTAGTTTAGAATCAGGAGCAACGACACTTTTAATTGAAGACTTAGCGCCCCCTGTTGTTCAGAACATCACAACCTCGTCAAATACCACTGGTCAAGTTGACATTTCTTGGGACGAAATAACCGGTGATCAGACGTTAACCGGCTACAAAGTTCATCTATCAGAAGTTGACGGTTTTGTACCGGGCGACTCAAACGAGGTTTACGACGGTCAAGGAACAACTGTTTCTGTCACAGGTCTGACTCAAGGAACAACAGTATATATTGTAGTGGTTGCAATTGATTCTTATGCAGGCCAAAATAGCTACAATTACTCTTCACAAGTACAGCAGGTGGTATCATGATTGGTGCAGGAATACTAACAAAGTTCGCACTCGGCGGTGTAGCATCACGAGTTCCGTGGCAGCTATGGGCAGCTGCGGGCGTTGTGGTGTTCCTGGGCATTGCTGCATGGCAAATTGATTCTCGCGCGTATGACCGCGGTTTCGCTGAGGCTGAAAGACAGTGGAAAGAGCGCGTTGAGCAAGAGTTGAAACGTCAAGACGAAGCTAATCAAGAAGCACTTCGTTTTGCACGCGAACAGATACGACAACTAAGAAAAGCAAAGGAGGTTCGAGATGCCGAAATTTCTCGACTTAATGAAGAGGCTGAGCAAGATCCTGATGCTGATCGTCCCTCTGTCAATACTCGGGGCGTGCGCCGCCTCAATTCAATCCTCGACTGAACCACCGCGGCTTGTTGATGCCCCTGCTCGACTGCAAGAGGCTTGTGCTAAACCATTGCGACTGCCTGATCGTGAATTAACGCAAGCAGACGTTGAAAAGTACTGGTTGAGAGATAGACAGGCATTGCTTGCTTGTGGTATGACCAAGCAAGCCTTACTCGATTATTATCTTAATCGGGACGCTTTGTTGCGAGATGGTGAGCAACTTGAGTAGGTTGTTTTTCACGAAGCTTTCTAATAGCGGCTTCTAAAAGCACATCGACATGCTCAGGGATGGCTTGTCGATTATTTCGATAATTTGAAATTGATTGCGGCGTCTTGCGTAGGTGGCTCGCCATTTTGGCATTGGTCCACCCGAGAGCTGCTTGTTTGCGCTTAAACTCTTCTGGAGTCATCTCGGGTCCTTATGTTTTCACAACGTTATGACATGGTATAAGTCGGTTATGCTACCGCAAAAGTAGGTTCTTAATGATTTGGGTAAGTTCTCGTAGTGCTAATTGACAACCAAGGCATTATGATCAACGCGCGTGCGCACATCGTGCGCACTGGCGCGAAGGACGAAAGCAAGTGACCCCTGTGCAGGGCGCAGGGTCTGCAGGGCCAGGAATGATCAAGAAGAATTCTTAAACTTGAATTGCGCGCGTGCGCATATGTCGATAAGTAAGTTATCAGACAATCACACTCAACGGAGACCGGAATGACAAACGACTTGCTTTGGCAACCAGACATTTTCGCTATTGGACAAACTCAATTCAACTCAAACGATTTTGAAAGCTGGTTGAAATTTAACGATCACACAGACGCGTTCGTGGGTGGTGACTCACCTATTGCTAATCTTTGGCGGGATGTGAATGAAGAAGACAGCCTTGAACGTATGATCGAGTTTGGTGGTCGTCACTGCTACCGTGCTTGGGACAAAGGTCGTGACCGCGGTGATTACATTCGCAATATCATTGAAATGGAACATGGTTCTGTTCTTGAACACTCCACTATCAATTGGGCAATCCAAGGCGTATCAAGATCACTAAGCCTTGAACTTGCACGTCATCGCGTCGGTATCGCGCTTAGTCAAGAGTCTCAACGTTACGTTGACGCTTCAGACATTCAATTTGTTGTACCGCCAATTGTTGCGTTCCTTGCGGGTGGGTCAATGAGTGACTCAGAAATCATTACCGATTTCCATCGTGACAATACGCTCGCACTTGAACGTTACAAAGCTTTGCAAAGTTCAATCGTTGCGCAGGTCAAAGAAACATCACCGAACGTTAAGTCACTGACAATGATCAAGAAACGCGCAAATGAAGCAGCACGCGCGCATCTGCCAAATTGTACCGAAACGCGTTTCCTCTGGACAACCAATATGAGATTGCTCAGACACTTCCTTTGGCTTCGCGGTGGATCAGGGGCTGATCTTGAAATTCGTCGAATGGCTGTTCATCTTCTTCAACTTGCTCAAGACTCCGCACCATCAGTTTTTGGAGACATGACAACAACCCAAGTGGACGATGGTTATGGCGTTCCTATTATTGTGGCTGCTTAATGCAAATTTACGTAGAAAACGCACACGGGATAATTGAGGGCCTTGATTATGAACAATCAAGGTCTCTCGGTGATCGTTTAAACACAGAAGTCGAGTATCAAGGAACTCGGATAAAATTCGTACCAACGAAATTTGCTCTTGATATTCTCGTGAAGGAAGCAGGAAAAGACGCATTCCACACTGGTTGTCGATTTGCATGGGCGCACTTTTATCGTGAGAAAGATCAGAAACAAATCGACTTTGAGTGGGTAACTCAACCATACAATCACCAACGTGAGTGGTTCGGTATAATCAAAGACATGCCTTACTTTTCTCTTGAATGGGAAATGGGTCTTGGTAAATCGAAAACTATTCTTGATGTTTGTCAGTGGGCATACGCAAATGGCGAACTTGATGGTTTGCTAGTTGTGACGCTTAAAGGCGTTCATCGAAAATGGGTTGAGAAAGAAGTTCCAGTTCACCTACCAAAAGGAATGGCGGACGCCGCTTTCTGGAACACTAACGTTGTTGACAATGGCATGTGGACGGGTGAGAACGCTCGCAAGCGAACGAGTTTGATTGACTCTGATAAGTTTGCCGTCGCAACGATAAACTTCGAATCTGTGCACCGTGCAAAGGGGCTTAAATTCTGTGAACGTTTTATTCGTTCAAGAAAAGCCGCGATTGTGATCGACGAATCTCAGTACATAAAGACGCCGAGCGCAGCCGTTACAAAAGCGACTACGAAACTTGGTAAGATGGCTGAACGTCGTTACATCACCACCGGAACGATGTCTACAGGTTCAACCTTAGACCCGTACTCTCAGTATAATTTCTTGGATCCTTCAATCGTTGGAAACATGAAATTCCATCAGTGGAAAGCAGAATTTGCAATCGAAGAGCAAGTAGGCGACAAAACTTTTGAAGCTTGGGAGTATGATAAAGTAACAAAGAAGTCAAGAAAGGTTGAGAAACCAATCATGACGGTTACAGGTTTCAAAAATGAAGACGCACTGTGTCGAATGCTTGATCCTTTCAGGTCACGACTGCTCAAAGAAGATTGCATTGACCTTCCACCGAAGATTTATCGTATGCGGTCATTTGAGATGTCCGACGCAATGCGTGCTGCTTACATGGCAATGACAAAACAATTCTTGGTTGAATTGGAAGGTGGTCGAACTGTCACGGCTAGTATGGCAATGACAAAACTCGTCCGACTTCAACAAATCGCGTGCGGTTTTCTTGTTCCTGATGATCGAGACCCACTGTCCGATGAAATTGCAGGAGTGCCTATCGACGACAAGAATCCTCGTGTTGAAGCAATGATGCAGGAACTTGAAAAGGTCAGAAATAAAGGTATCGTTTGGTCTTATTGGCGGTACAGCTTGCGAGAAATCGCGGATGCACTTCGTACCGCTTACGGTGACAAATCCGTTGTCGAATATCATGGTGGTATTTCTGAGGAAGACAAATCGCGTGCCTTACTTGGTTTCAAAGAAGACAAAACACGCTGGTTCTTGGGCAACCCGATGTCCGCGGGTGTTGGTCTTGATTTAGTCGAAGCCGACAACATGACCTACTATAACAACTCGTTTAACCTTGGATTACGTTTGCAGTCTGAAGATCGTTTCCATAGAATCGGTCAAGAAGCTGACTCATGCACTATCACAGACATTGAATGTCTTGGTACTGTTGATAGGCCTCAGTTGCGCGCACTGAAAGACAAGCGTGATGTTGCTGCACTCATATCAGGTGACAACCTCAAGTCGTGGTTGACTGAAAGCGTCTAACCACATACAACCGAAGCACTAACGGAGCACAAAGCAAAATGCCCAGAGTCTTTATAGTAAATGAACCCGACGAGAGCCGTGCCCCAGAAGGGCGCGCTACTTACGATACGAACCCAGCACGGGCATTCGGTCAAGTCGTGTTCATCAACCCAGCAGATCAACCAGTGCCTGTTCGAGATCCAGAACGTGCTGTTGAACGTGCTCACGACGTATTGAGTGACGCGACCAGCGATGACTATCTCGTTTGGGCAGGAGGTGATCCTTTGGGGCTGATTCTTGCAGCATCAATTCTTGCTGATAAGACAGACGGGCAATTCACTTACTTGAAATGGGATCGAGCCGCGCGCGCCTATGCTCCTGCAACGCTTGACCTTTTCCAAATTAACGGAGAATAAATCATGAGCGATGAACTACTCGCTGAAATGGCCGAAGACGGTCAGAAAGTAACAACTGATCTTGCGGAAGTTCGAGCACTCGCTGACAAACAGCTAAAGCTCGAGGCCGAAGTAGCGAAAATCGAAGCGCAACTTAAAGATACAAAAAGCAACTTGCGCAAAGTCCAAGAAGGCGACTTACCCGCAGCATTGAAAGCCGCAGGCATTCCATCTTTCACACTTGAGAATGGTATGGTCGTCTCGTATGACGAAGACCTTAAAGTATCTGTTCCAAAAGCTCGTAAAGAAGCAATCATCAAAAAGATGAAGGAATGGGGCTACGAAGGTAACGTGAGCAATACGCTCACAGCAGATCTCGGTAAAGGTAACGACAATGCTGTAAAAGCATTGAAGGCCGCTGCTGAGGAGATGGGTGTTGAAGTATCTGTGTCTGAAGACATTCCTACAGGCACAGTAAAGAAAGCACTCAAAACTCGTATTGATGAAGGCAAGAACGACGACCTTGCATTCTTCGGTGCGTTCTCGTTCACCAAATCAACGGTGAAATAAACCCGGCCGAAAGGAGAACAACTTATGGCTAAAGAAGTCGCAAATGCGAAAGAGGCTCAGCTCCCTGCTGAGTTCATGGAAGAACTTGCCGGAGACGGCGAGCAGTATCAGGAAAGCATGTCTAAGGACGACATGTCCATTCCATTCTTGCAAATCCTGCAGTCATTGTCACCACAATGCACTAAAGGTGAAGCTGAATTTATCAAAGGCGCCGAACCGTCTGATTTGTTCGACACAGTTACGCAGACACTTTTCAAAACGCGTGATGACGACGACAACTCAATTGAAGGCGTTCGCATTCTTCCAATCCACTACAAACGTTCGTTCATCGAATGGGTTCCGCGTAATCAAGGCGGTGGCATTGTCAATGAATGGACAGTTGATGAAGGCTTGCAAATCGTTACTCAACGGAACGACAGCAATCTTGACATTATCCAAGAAGGTTCGCCTCACGGTACTCCCGGCAATCAATTGAACGATACGCACACGCATTTCGTTTTCTTGATCAAAGAAGATGGCAGTTACGAACCAATGATCTTGACTATGGCGTCAACGCAGATCAAACCTTCAAAAGACTTGAACAACATGGTGTCAAAGCACGCGCTGCCTAACGGTGGAAAAGCTGCACGATTCTTTGGTGTTTACGGCGTAACAACTCAACGACGTTCAAATGATCAAGGATCTTGGTACATTTGGAAATTCGAAAAAGTTGACGACGTTCTTGGTTTGGGCGATGCAGGCACAGCAATGTACCGTGATGCGAAGCAATTCGTTGAAGGCATCAAAGCCGGTGAACACAAAGCCGACTACTCGAAAATGGACGGTGAAGAAAATCCGTCAACTTCGGGTTCTGGTGAAACAAAGGATTCCGAAGAAGTTCCTTTCTGATCCGCGACGAATAACCAAAACAGGCGTCGTTTAAACGCGACGTCTGTTTCTCACGGTTTAGGAGAACGAAGTGAGTAACGGAGAAAGATTTGCGCTTCTATTCAAAGGTCACCCTTTACGTTATGGGCGCTACGACATAACAGGAGACGTTGCTCCTGAAGAAAAAGTCGCGGGCAAAGCTAGGACCGTAGACCAGGAAATTTCAGTAAAAGATTACACAGATCACGTTGAAGGTCGTGTAGGCATTGGTGTGATTCCACTTCAAGGCCAAGCCAAAGAAGAGGGCCGCGTCAACTTTGCAGCAATTGACATTGATGTTTACACTCAAGAAGAAAAAGAAGCTCGAAACCTAACACACGAAGACGTTGCACTCGCATTGTTTGAAACGCCGTTGATTGTCACTCGGTCGAAGTCAGGCGGAATTCATGTTTGGCTTTTTTCAGAGCAAGGAGTATCGGCACGCCTTGCTACAGAGTACTTGAACGCTCACGCGGCACAACTTGGTGTTTCGGGTTGTGAAGTTTTTCCAAAACAAACCGAACGTTATTCAAACGAAGACATTGGTTACTGGATCAATCTACCATATTTCGGTGATAGCCGAAAGGCCGTCTTGCCAATCAAAGAGGGTTCAACATACTCTTACGTTGACGTAGGACTTGATGACTTTTTGGACGTCGCTGAAGGAGCTTCAAAAGACATCACTGATGATTGGTTAATTGAAAACACAGTAGCACAGCCAGCCTCACGAGAATTTAAAGAGGGTGTAGATCTTTTTTACGATGGCCCTCCGTGTCTTCAACGTTTGATTATCGGTGACCCGAAAAAAGTCGAAAGACTTGAACAGCGACATAACAAAAAAGTTAAGGACAAGTCTTACAGATCAGAAGCAGAAGAAAAACGAGCAGGTGACTGGCTTGAGAAACAGAAAGCTGCTCTTGCTCCTCAGAACCTCGATAACAATCGCAATAATACATTTTTCAACGTTGCATTGTATCTTCACAGACGCCTTTCTCCTCACGACCCAGATGCGCCTTTAGATGATGCTCAAGCCAAAGTGCTCGCAGAACAAATAGACGACATCCATGGGGATTGGCGAGTAGCAACTGGTAACAAAGGGATTTCAAAAGAACTTCCGACAATAAAGAAGCAAGGTAAAACTGGTAAATGGGGTTACTCTTGCACGAAAGAACCGCTTAAATCATACTGTGATCGACGCACTTGTCTAAAACGTCAATTTGGTATCGGAACAACCAAAAACGATGAAGAGGCGATTTCTGGTTTCACTATCGTTGAAGCAGATGAACGTCAGTATTATATGAACGTCGGTGACAAACGTATTCATGTTCCAGATGCTCAATCGTTACAATCACAGAGCATTTTCGCACAACATGTCCTGAACCAAACTGACCGTATGTGGCGAATGATGCAGGACACTAAGTATCGTGAGATGATGGACGTCTTACTTCAAAAAGCTGATAGAATCGCACCGCCACCAGATTCTGACAGAACGTCTGTCATGCTAAACGCTCTGCATGACTTTGTGATGGATAAGAAGATTGCAAAAGGCAAAAATGACTCTGCGATGTTTACTGGTCGTGTGATTTGGTCAGAAGACGAATTAACTGCGATGTTCAAACTCGATCAATTCCACGCGTTCATTAGAGGTCGTGGATTGATGTGGACAACCCAAGCAGTCGCAAAAATACTAACTGATGATTTGAACGTGATTGGACGAGGTAACACCGAAGTAGCAGGAAGACAGGTACGACCTTACGAAGTCAACATCACCAACTTAAAACAATTGATGGCCGAGGATGGTCATGGGGAGGATTAGACCCACATTGATATTAGGCGGCCCTGGTTGTGGGAAAACGACTGCGCTCCTCAAGATTGTTGAAGAGGCGTTCTCCCGTGGCGTTAAACCTGACCGAGTTGCCTTTGTTGCTTTCACGCGGAAAGCAGCACAAGAAGCGAGGGAGCGCATGATTGAGAAATTTGAAATTGAATCCGACGCAATTCCTTATTTTAGAACTCTGCACTCCTTCGCCTTCGCTCACTTAGACATCCAACGATCACAAATCTTGAGTGATGACAAACTGCGTGAATACGCTCAAGCAGAAGGCATGAACTTGTCAAAAGAATTCATTGACGAGTTTGGGCAAGCAATACCGTCTCCCTCAACCCCAGACGAACGCGCACTTTCTGCAATTTCATTATCTCGTCTAACTGGTCGTTCACTGGACGACACAGCGACCGAAATGGACATTGGTGTTGACTTCGCAAGAAAGATACGAGACGACTATCAAGAATTTAAAGCAGACGCGATTTTGTATGACTTTACCGACATGATTGAACTGTTTGGAACAAAAGCAGACGTTCCATCGTTTGACTTGTTGATCGTTGATGAAGCACAAGACCTTTCAAAAGCGCAATGGCGCATGGTCAACAAATTGGCCGAAAACGCGAAAGATGTTTATTATGCAGGCGACGACGATCAAGCGATCTATGCTTGGGCGGGCGCAGACATTGAATATTTTCTCGGCTTAGACGCAGACAGAGAAGTTCTTCCGGTTTCTTATAGACTGAAACGAGAAGTTTTTGACGCTTGCCAAAAAGTAATTCGAAATTGTGACGAGCGGTATCCTAAAAATTGGGAACCACACGCAGAAGGTGGTGAAGTCGATTTTGTCACTTACTTAGAAGATCTTGATCTGAGCAAAGGCAGCTGGTACATGCTTGCAAGGACAAACTCTTTAGTCAGGCAATTCACAAAATTTCTTCGAGATGAAGGTTGGGCATATTGGTCACCAACGAAAGATGGTATGCGCGCATCAACGTCAGTTGATCCTGTCAAAGCTGTCTTGGTTTATGAAAATCTTCGTCAGGGAAAGAAATTTAATGGCGATCAAATGCGTTTGTGTTGGAATCAAATAAGATCAACAGTTCGCCCAGATTCAATGCCATCATTTGACCCATTGTCTGAGTATGATCTTGATGACCTATGTTCCACCGGATTTGATGCGTCCGCCTCGTGGCTCGAAGCTCTGTCAATATCTGGCCGGTTACAAACTTACATCCGAGCAATGCGCGCACGCGGTGAGAGCTTAGTTAAGCCTCCTCGTATAACAGCGAGTACTATTCATGGTGTAAAAGGCGGTGAAGCGGATAATGTAGTCGTCTATCAAAAATTAACATCGCGCACGTATAGGAGTTGGGTTGACGCTGACCCACAAGAAGTTCGCGCGTTGTTCACAGCCATGTCACGCGCGCGTGAACGGCTTATTTTTCTAGAGGCGAAGACCGCCCAAAACTACAGCGTCGAAAGGATGTTACTATGAGAACGGTGTTACTGGATTGCGACGACGTATTGCTTAACTGGCTTGAAGGCTTTAGGGCTTACATGTCAGTTCAATTAAACAGAGACATTTGTGAACGAGGACCTGATTCTTGGTTTATGCACAAATGGCTCGGCATACCAGAAGATGAGGTTGTTCCACACATTGCAGCTTTTAATGAAAGTGCTGCATTTGCTGATTTGAACCCTATTGATGGTGCGCTAGAAGCTATTGCTACACTTTCACAAGACGCGGAGCTCCATGTCTTGACTTCGTGTTCATCCGATCAAGCAACGTGGGATATGCGTTACGACAATTTGAAAAAGCACTTCGGCCCTGTATTCAAGTCGCTTGTCTGTCTTGATCTCGGTCAATCTAAGCACGACGAACTGTCAAAGTACAGCGGTGATGTTGTGTGGGTCGAAGACAATTTGAAAAATGCTATGCTTGGTGTTGCACTTGGTCATCGAACCTATCTTAGGCGTACTTCGCACAATCGTCGGTTGGAAGCTGATTCTGACAAACGTATAAACTGGTTTACTCATTGGGATGAACTCAATCTGGAGGAGCTATAATGGCACATCAATCAACAAAAACTTACGGGCACAATCTTGGCTTCTCGGCAGCTTTTCGTCAATGGCGAGCCGATTCTCATTGTCGTTTTATCCATGGCTATGCGATGGCATTCAAGCTCATCTTTGAAGCAGATGAACTCGACGCAACGAACTGGGTTGTTGACTTCGGCTCATTGAAACCGTTAAAAGGAATACTAGAAGACAACTTCGATCATAAGACACTGGTCGCTGAAGATGATCCAGAGTTAGAGACTTTCAAAGATCTCCACAATAAAGGCTTAATTCAAATGGTCGTTGTTCCTGCGTGTGGCTGCGAAGCATTTGCATCAATGGTGTTTGAAGTTGCGGAACAATGGTTGAAAGACGCTGGTTACGGTGATCGTGTCAAACTCGTGTCTGTTGAAGCGGCAGAACATGGAGCAAACTCGGCTCTGAGAACAAGATAAAATTTCCGGTTGCACCACTTCTATTCTTCGTCTATAAGCGAGTTATAGCAGCAGATTAACCTTTGTTGCTGTAACTCGAATATATCAACGGAGAAATAAAATGACACAGTTTATCGCACACGCAGAAGAAATGCGCACCTTTGCAGACAAAAAAGGTGCCACAAAAGCAATCAAGCGCGATCTCAACAAACATTATGACACGCACGGCGAAAACCTTTTCATGACTGATTTTGAAGTCAAGGAATTTGGTGACTCTGGCCGTTATGGTGTTCTCGTTCTTTGCGACTTGACACCTGACGAAGCAAAGTCGAACGTCAGTGACCTGCTGTCTGGTTATGTGATCGAGCCACAACTTAAACCGGAGAAGCCAGTGAAAACAGAAACTTCAAACTCATCTCGTCGAAAAGGACAAGTAAACGTCGAACCAACATCACCATTGCTTGCTTGTCGCGCAGCATCAAAGCAACAAGCAATTGTTAACGCTCTTGCAAAAGGTTGTGTTTTTGATCATGAGATCGAAATCGTTCAAGAAGGAAAAGCACACGTTGCGTTGAAAGGCTTGACCTCAAAAGTTGGTGGCGCGTCAATGAGCGATCTGCGCAAAGTATGCGTTCGGAAAGACGGTACTGCGTGGGACGACAATTCAATTCGTTCAGCTCTTTACTACGACATAAAAGACAAAGGTTACGGCGTTCGCACTTTGTGGGATGGTGACGACTCAAAAGAAGACGCTCGTTACGTACTTGTTCTTCCAGAAGGTTACGATGCACCACTTCCATCAAAAGCGCCTAAGTCCTAAGTTCTCGGTTGCGCTGATCGAACCACATAACTAAAGTGAAAAGGCAGGCTGACCCAACTCGGGTCGGCCTTAATCGTGGAACTTGGCATCGTGCCAATCCTGTGATGGAAACCAGGAAAGGAAAACCATCTTATGACATCCAAAGCACTCGTCGTCCTCTCAGGAGGTCAAGACTCAACACTTTGTCTTCACTGGGCGTTGCAACAAGGCTTTGACGAAGTTCAAGCTGTTGCTTTTGACTATGGTCAGAAACACTCAATTGAACTCGACATGGCTCGTGCGCAATGTGACGCAACAAAAACGAAACTTGAAGTCGTCGAACTCGGACCGATTCTGAAAGGCACGTCGCCTCTCGTTGATCCGAAAGCAGAACTTGAACAATATGAAGACGGCGACCTTCCAGGCGGTCTTGAAAAAACCTTTGTTCCAATGCGCAATCAACTGTTCCTTACAATTGCAGCAAACCGAGCGTACTGCATCGGTGCAACAAATCTTGTCACAGGCGTTTGCCAAGCCGACTCCGGCGGTTACCCAGATTGTCGTCAGAACTTTATTGACGCATTAACGTCGTCGATCAATCTCGGTACGTTCACAGGTGAACCTGGAACAGTAACGAACCTTCGCATCCACACGCCATTGATGGATTTGACCAAAAGTGAAAGCATCGACATGGCAATGCGCATGGAAGGCGCATATGCTGCTTGGGCTTATTCACACACTGCCTATGACGGTGCCTATCCCCCACTTGGCGCTGATCACGCAACAGTTCTTCGAGCACAAGGCTTTGAAGAAGCTGGTGTCCCAGATCCTTTGATCGTTCGAGCAGTTGCCGAAGGTTTGATGGAACTTCCAACGTCTAAAAACTACGACGCTGCGCGCAAGGTTCTCGGTAAAGGATCTAAAACGAAGAAGCGCGTTCCAGCTGAAATTGTTGCCGCTGTTGCAAAAGAAGTTGGCGCTAAATGAGCGGCTCAGATGAAAAAGGTCAAGGGCTAATCAAAAGTGTCCTTGACCTCATTGAACCTGGTCAACGTGAAGGACTTGAAGAAACACCTTCCCGAGTAGTGAAAGCTTGGAAAACGTGGTTCGGTGGTTACGACGTTGAACCAAAAGATCTTTTGAAGGTTTTTGAAGATGGCGCAGAAGGCGTTGACGAGATGGTTATCGAAGTCGATATTCCATTCTATACGCACTGCGAACATCACATGGCGCCTTTCTTTGGTCTTGCGTCAGTTGCCTACATACCTAACGGTAAGGTTCTTGGCTTGTCCAAAATGAACCGACTCGTCGATATGTTTGCGCGACGACTTCAAGTTCAAGAGCGATTGACAAATCAGATTGCTGACGCTCTTGAAGAAGGTCTTAGTCCGAAAGGCGTTGGCGTACTTCTTCGCGCAAGGCATATGTGCGTTGAATCTCGTGGTGTTCAACATCGAGGCTGCTCAACAACGACTAGCGCTTTGCGAGGCGCTATCAAAGACGAACC